CGTGTAACTACCCGCTGAAACCAATCTACTGCTACCTTGCGATACTGCGCCTGCTCCGCCACCAGCCGCACCGCCGTTTGTGCTGTTTCCGTTGCCACCGCCCGCACCTCCCCCAATGACTAAATAATCAAGTACGCCGGTTTTAGTAATGGTCAAAGTGCCACTACCCGTAAACGTGACATATTTCCAGTTTTTACCTGATCCGTCGGTGTAGGTGCCGGTAGCCGTGTTACTGAAGTTGGCGTTAGCAGCACCACCCGAAAAAGGGACTAACGTCCAGGCGTTTGATCCGGTTCGGATTGCTGTAGCGGCTTGGTACTGATCCAGCGTTGTGGCGGTATTTGTGACAGTCACCCCCACACCACCATCAACCGTGAGCGCACCCGCCCCGTAATTCACGACTCGTATCATTGTGCCGGTTAGCCAGGTGACCGAGGATTGAGGCGGGATCGTAAAAGTCTTAGCGCTTGCGTTTGTCGCGCTGACCAGTTGCCGAGCGTCCGCTAGTACGAATGTGTACGTAGCCCCGCTTTGGGCGTTGTCTGTTGGTGCATTGTCGAGTTTCGTGTCGACCTTGTTTGCTAATGCCAGCGAGGTCGCCGGGTAGCTCGCGACGAGGTCGCTCGATTCTACGTAGGGCGTTCCGCCTCCTGTTACTGCCATTTCATCTCCTATGCTGCGCTAAGTGAACCGTTAGAAACTATTTCAAACCATCGGGCCGTGTCGAATACGTCCGCCCATTGTATATCCGTGTAGACCTCACCCCACGTTAAAGTCTCGAAACTGAAACGCGGGTCGGAAAGTGACAAGGTAAGAATGTGTTCTCCTGGTGTGTAAACCTCGCCCCAACCTTCAACAATGCCAGCGAATGCCGCCTCTGGTGCCGGTTGCGGCAAGTCAAGAATAGATACTTCCATACCGCTAACAAGGCCCATTATTCGATCGCGGGCCGGTTCGTCGAGATTTTGCACCATGATACTTATCGTGCCCAAATTCCAGAGCGGGTTAGCCTGGGCAGTAATAATGTTTCCGGCCCTTTCGATCACGTCGGCGGCGTCTTTAATATCCGTGTTTAGTCGGTACTCGCGTAAACCATAGGCGGCAATTGAGGCGGCGTCCGTTTGCGTAAATTCGTGGCTATCATTGTGGCCCAAGACTGTTACCGAGTTTACGAGCGATTGACGAGTTTTAGCCCAGGTAGGGGTAAATATGATCGTATCGTCAGGGACAAGGGTCGAGGACATATTTACCGGGTAAGCATTCCAATCCGTCGTAGCGTCCGCCCAAGTACCGAACTGGCTAGACCAGGCGCCGGCAAATGTGGTGCTCCCGCGGCTACCGTAAGACTCAAACACGATACGGCCGTAAGGATCGTCAAAGTATGTCCCGCCGTTACGCTCGGCCAAGTTTGCTAGCTCGGTGAGTGCCTCTGTTGGAGTAATGTCTCCGCCGGTTATGGCGTTTAGGACTGTGACTGAGTCGGCCCCGTTAAGGTATGGCAAACCTACGGCAATAAGTACTTCCTCGACCCGCTGGGAGACTGTTTGCTCTGGATACCCACTTGCGCCTACTTCCGTAAAACCGACGCGGGAGAGTTCGCCTATGCCCGTTATCGTGCTAACGGCCACGGGTGGATCGGCCGATAAATGTGTAATGCTTACGTCCGATACTTGACCTGTGAACCTGTGAAACCCATAGGCTTTAATTACAAGCTCGTCGGAGATCTCCACATCGACACCCACTGAGCCTCGTATGATGATTTGGCAGTTTGAGGGCTGAGGGTTAGCGGTCACGTCGGCTCGGCCGTGCTGGATCTGCACCTGGTACTCAACCGTATCAAGATCAAGCGGTGAGTCATTAAGCAGGATTGTGCTTATCACCCGAGCACCGGCGTAATTGCGGCCCCGTTACGGGCATCGGCTGATCTGACAAGATTCTGTAATGCCTGGGCTACGGCCGTATTTGTGAGGGCTACTTGTCGCTGGGAGGCGTTGGCTACTGCTTCGGCCCTACCAGCTGCACCGGCAGCTTCAACTTCGCGTAGAGCTGCAGCTACATCGGCCATGAGTTCGGCCCTGAATGAGGCGCCTACGGGCTGGGCTATTTTCTTGCCGATACGTGCCAGGCGGTTAACGTCTTTAGCCATTTGTTCGGATATGGCGTCGATCATTGTTAGGGCTGATTCTTGACCGGCTAGCAGGAACTCGGGGACTAGGCCCATAGCTAAAGTTTTTGTGGTCTCTTGGACGCCGATAAATTTGTCGTTTAACGTGGGTACGAGACCCTCGTCGAGCATTTGTTGGCCTAGTTGCGCTCCGACTTCTGGGCCTAGTCCGGCTATTTGCTCGATGAGTCGAGTGTCTGCCCCCTGGGCTTTAATGGCTGTGAGTACGTTACCGAAGTAGTTTGCCTGGTCTATTTGTTTGTTGAACCCGTCGAGCAGGCTTGCACCTGTTTGTTGTCCGGCTTCGTCAAATTGTCCGGCGAATGCTGATCCTAGATTTACGCCGGCCATTAGGTTGGCTTGCATTCCGGTGGTGAAGTTGTCTATGGCGTCGGTGGCTTTTTGTAGTTCGCCGGTAAAAAATGCTAGGTCGGCGCGGTTGTTTTTTAGTGCTTCGCTGCCTGTCTCGTATGCTCCGATGAGGGCTTTTTGGTTAGCAGTTAGTTTGTCGATTTCGGAACTTGTGCCGGCCGTTGCGTTTGCTGCGCCTTCTTGGTCGAGAGTGTATTCGCCTACGTATTTATTGACTTGGGCTTGTCGAGCTGCGAGATCTTGGTAATCTTTGTTGGCGGCTTTAAGGATTGAATTACCGACCGAGTGCGCTTCTAAATAGGCAACGTATTGGTCGGTACTCATGCGTACAGCACCGGTTAGGTTATTCCATTGTGGCACGGCGTTACGAGCTTCATATGCCGTGTATCCGACTGCTTCTGCAGCTGCGTCGGCTGCTTCCGCTGCGTCGTCGAACCCGTCCCCGAGTACGAATGCTGCAGCTCCTAGTGGGTTAAGTGTGGCTATTGTTCTTATTGCTGCGTTTTCTGAGCCTTGTAAGCCTCTAATAAAGCCTAGGACGTTTGTGTATGCCCCTAAGAATTTGCCACCGGCTTTAGCGGCTTCTGTGCCAACTACGGCTACGGTCGTGCCGGCGAGTTCGGCTTCGTCCTCTAGGTCTTGTAAAGATTTGACCATGCCGTCGGTGCCGGCGGTAGCTGATTTTACGCCGGTGAGTAGTCCTTTGCCAAATGCTTCGCCTAGGTTATCGACTGCCTGGTTGAGTACTTTCATTCGGCCGCGTAGCGTGTCGGCTGACTCTGCAGCTTGTCCGCTAAACGTGTCTGAGAGTGCCAGGGTAATTGCTTGCATGTTGCCGGACTTAATGATCGAGGCGTCAATGCCAGCGCCTAAACGCGATAGTCCGCTAATGTTGCCGTCGTATGCCTTGCCAAGTGCCTCGGTGACTGCCTGGAGACTTTTACCCGTGCCGGCGCTGATGTCCATTGACAACTTGAGCATGTCGTTAGCGGTTGCCGTGTCGCCGATCGAACGAATTAAACGATCGTAGGCGGGTCGTAGTTCGTCATCGGCTACGCCGGTTGAGCGTTCCAATACGGATATAAAGTCCTCGACGCGCTGGGTGTCATGGGCTACCCCCACGTTTTCAAGAGTGAGGGCTAGTTTTCGCATAGCCTCTTCGTCGGCCATGGCGGCATTTACTCCGTCGACGGCCATTTTGGTGGCTAGGCCAGCGATAGCGATACCGGCGCCGATTGCAGCTGGGCCGAGCATGTTTTTTAGGGATCCAGCGAACCCGGTGAGGCCGCCTTGCGCCTGGGCTAGGCCGCTATTAAATTTTTTGAGATCCGCTGCTAGGTAGATTGTTAAAGTTTTGCCGCCACCGATAGCCATTACATTACCAACCATTTACGGGCGATACGGTCAACAGCCCTAGACCATTCCTCTAACGCCGGCTCTTGGTAATTGCGAGCTTGTCCTATCCAGTCGCTACCGGATCCAAACGCGGCCGGCATACGATTACGGGATCCCATAGCGGCCCGACCTCGATCACCCTTATCGGACGGGTAGCGCAGCATCGTGGGTGAAGCACCGCCACTAGTTACCTTTTTATTACCGCCGATCATTACTTTAGGCAAGCGATCGGATCCGGCCCGCACACTAGCCGCAATATCTTCGCCCCATGGCCCGGCGTAGTTGAGAGCTGCATTCTTCCAAGCGGGAACCATGTGCCGCTCGGCGATTGTCTTTGATGAGGCCCGGAGTTCTTTTGCTGCTTCTTTGCCTAGGGCTTTGAAGTCGCGTAGTAGTTCGTTGAGGCCGCTCACGCCGGATTCATAGATTGCCATTGGCTATCTCCTCCTCGATCGTGGCTATTAGTTCCGGGTCGTACTGTAGGACTTCGTCGTATGGTCTGTTTATTCGTAGTGCTATTCGGACGATGTGTCGACGGTATCCGCCGTCCGGGTAACTTTTGGGGCTTCGGCCTCGACGAATACGTTGTGATTGTCAACCCATTTTTCGATTGTTTTGTAGCTCGTAATCGTCCGGCCGTTAACTTTGGCGTAAGCCAGTATCGACATCAGGGCGAATACGTTGTCGGCTTTAGAATCTAAAGCGACTACCTGAGACA